ATTTGGAGCTGCTTCTGAAGGCGTGATTCATATCCTCTACAGCGACTTTGGTCCTCAGCGTGCCGGCCAGTTCATTAACGATGTTCAAAATATTGTAACCCGCTACAATCTGTTCTCTGGATTCTCAGTTGGTCCTTCCGACTTGATCGCAAATGATGCAACCTCTGAATTCGTACAGAATGTTCTAAAAGAGAGCAGAACCAAAATTTCAGATATCATGTCCAGTGTTCACTCGGGTACCTTTCTGAATGCATCTGGTCGTCTGGATGGTGAGGAGCTTGAAAATCAAATTGTAAATGTTCTAAAAGATGTTACCAGCAAGATTGCGAAGGAGGTGATGAACAGTCTACCAAAGGACAATCGCATGGTTCAAATGGTAGACTCTGGTTCCAAAGGTTCTGATTTGAACATCACTCAGATGATGTCTTGTCTTGGTCAACAGCTTATTGCAGGACGCCGTGTTCAGTATACTCTGCAAGACCGTACTCTGCCTCACTTTCCTCGGTATGATGACGGCATTGCATCTCGTGGATTCGTAGAAAACTCATTTATTTCAGGAATTCGTCCTTCTGAGTTCTTCTTCCACGCTATGGCTGGACGTGAGGGTTTGATTGATACTGCAGTGAAGACCTCAGATTCAGGCTATATCCAGCGTAAGTTGGTAAAAACTATGGAGGACCTTCATGTAGAATACGATGGAACTGTTCGAAATGTAAATGGAGCAATTATTCAGTTTCATTATGGCGGTGATGGAATCGACAGCGTGTCGGTGGAGGTGCAACAATGTGATCTTGCAATCATGACTATGGAAGCTATCTATAGCAACTTTGGTGCATCTGCTGCCGATTTCCGAGGAGTATGTTCTGGTGATGTTCCAGATAGCCCTCCTGATCTTGTAGATCAAATCTTGAAAGACCGCGATATTCTTGTACATGATGTATTTCGGTATGTCAAGAAGACTGAGATTTATGCGCCAGTAAATCTTGCTCGTATCGTGGCAAAGTACAATAATACATATGCTACAAAGACTGATTTGACTCCCGAGTATGTTGCTTCCGAACTACAGAAGCTCACCGAAGAGCATTGGTTGAAGCACAATAGTGTATTCCATATCCTGCTTCGATACTACCTGGCTCCTAAAAAGTCAATTATTACTCTACGCCTTTCTAAGGATATGTTTGATGAGATTCTTCGTGAGATCCGATTCAAGTATATCAAGTCAACTGTTCATGCAGGAGAAATGGTTGGTACTCTTGCTGCCCAGTCAATTGGAGAGCCCACAACTCAGCTTACACTGAATACTTTCCACTCTGCTGGAACAGTAAAGGCTAATGCAACGCAGGGTGTTCCTCGTATTGTAGAGCTACTTGCTGTCTCTCATAATCCTAAAAATCCAGGAAATGTTCTGTATTTGGATCCCTCAATTTCTGGAAGTCTGGATGCTGCGATTTCCAAGATGAAAGAAATTCAGAAGACCACCATTCGCGATATCACAAAGACAGTTCGTATTTATTATGATCCTAATCCCCTATCTGCCGATACGGCTGTTCAAGAAGATCGTGAAATTTTGAGATCCTTCGAGAAGTTCTCTATTACGCAGGGACAAACTTGTGCGTCTCCTTGGGTAATGCGTCTTGAACTGGACACCCAAGAAATGATGGCTCGCAACGTGATGGATATGACAATGATTCAAACAAAGCTTGAAAATAATAAAGTATTGCGCATCGTATCTTGCGTACACACAGATACCAACACTCCTGGCAAGATGGTGATGCGTATTGTCTTCGGAAGTGACACTGTGAAGAATGCTCTGTCTCTACGTTTCATTGAAGATAAACTACTCGACACAGTTCTAACTGGTGTAGATGGTATTGGTCGGGTGTATCCTCGTGAGGTTATCAAGGAGCTCTTGTATGACGAAACAACCGGAGCTTATACTGCAGTAAAGCAACATGTTCTGGATGTTGAAGGTACAAATCTGCTTGATCTATCCACCATTCCAATGATTGATCCTTTCCGTTCATTTACGAATGATGTTCATGAAGTGATGGCCGTATTTGGAATTGAAACAGCTCGTGTATGTATGTATGAGGAGTTTATGGAAGTCTTTACTGCAGAGTATGTGAACTATCACCATATGATCACACTTATTGATGCACTAACATATCCTGGGTTTATCATGTCTGCCGATCGGTTTGGAATGGTAAAGGGAGACAGTGGAGTTCTTGCAAGATCTTCCTTTGAGGAAACTGCAAAGCATCTGTTTAATGCTGCTCTATCTGGTGAGTTAGACAACATGAAGGGTGTATCTGCCAATATCATGTTTGGTCAGAAGCCTCCATGTGGCACTGGATTTGTTGATCTGCTCATTGATGAATCAAAGCTACCTGATGGAACTGAGGAGGATCTCTCTGTATTTGAAGCAGATTTGAACGCTGCAAATGCAAGAGTTGCCGATGAACAGTTGAAGGATGATACTGATGGGGGTTGTAAGATGGAGGATGTTCTCATGGAATGGTAATCTACCAACTCCAAGAACCGCCAAATCCAGAGTGATACACAGTCAAAGATTTTGGATATCTTTTTGTTAAACAATCGTGTAATATCGTGTCATCTTCGGTTATACATCCATTTGGTTTTCCAGGACGATATTCTGAGTCATTAACCATAAATGGGTATATTAGTGTTGTACCTATTGCAAGAATTTTGTCACGAGGTAGCATTCCTTTGCGGAAATAGTACGGTCCCGTTGTTTGGTTAATATAAACACTTTCAAAATCTATAGCTTCTAATTCATCGTAGTTGAGCAAACGCTTGAGTACAATGCATCCTGGAATACATGCAAAGAATCCATTAGACACATAATGCTTTCCATGAGCTCCTACACATTTTAGTTTACAAGGATCCTCGTTTGCAACGATCATATCATAATTGCGGTTCTTGTGAATATAATCCAAAAACTTAGGTCCTATTTCAAATAATGAATCTAAATATACTCCTCCAAATCGGTGTAGTATTTCATATCTTGATAAATCAGCTACCTGAGCAAAACGAGATTGGTTTAGTTCCTTTCCCATTTTCATCGCTAACTGAATGAATTCAAATGTTAATGGAAAGTTTTCAAAGGTAAGATCGTCATTTCTCCAGATCTTATACCCCCAACCCTGTCTCTCGCATGTTTCACGAACCCCTTTCATCAAATTATAACGTACACTCTTTGTATCAAGAGGGTTTCCGAACCAAATTTGATGTACAAATTTTGGAACTTCAAATTTTGGAGTTACAAACGGCGTTTCTTCAAAAAAGAATACACGTTCTGGTTCGCGAATAGTGTTGCCTTTTCTATCAAAAATCTTTTTGCAAATTGTTTGAGTCTTTCTGTAGTATAGTAATGCGTCACGTTTTGGCTCTAATTGGCCAGTTGTTAAACGAGCACCACGGGTAAAAAATGTCGGTTTATCAAAATGTTTTGCAACTAAACGGTGAACCTTCTTATGGTGTTCGTGGCCATATTCTCCGTCTAAATTGTGAGTCAATACTAACTTCCAATCCTTCTTAGAGAGTTGTTTCAGTGCTTCTTCGAATTTTGATCCATCATATAATTTATCTGCTTCAGAAGGATCTTCTGTATATGTATCATCTACATCAAACATAATGTATTTTGTTACATTACAATATGACATAGTAGAATAAAACTCTGCTGATCGTACGGGATCGTTTGCATGTGTTGAACATACAACAAACCATCCTGGTTGTGTTAATAAATTTATGCCACCCCAGAGGACTTCATCATCTGGATGGGCAACAATAAGTAGCTTATCTACTTCCATTATTTAATGATTCTGTTTTTAGTTGCTGTATGCGAGACCACCCATACCAGACATCACACGAAGAATGTTGTAGTTGATGGCATAAACACGACAGTTCCACGCATTACCTTTATCGTGAAAACCAGTTCCAGATAGCGTCATTGATAGTGTTGCAGTATCAATACGAGAAAAGTTGCAAGTACCGGAAGGCTGGTGCTCCTCAGGACGGAGGGCGAAAGAGTAACAATAGAGACCTCCCTGTTCCTGATTCCAACCCGTGTGATGCTGATAGATCTGAGGGCCGTTAAAGTAACTACCATAACGCTTCGAGAAACGCTCTTGGCCGTTAATCTGTAGCATACAGTCTAACATCGGGAAATCGGGGTAAGTAAATGGGCGGAGCATACCAGCTGTACCATTATCAGTGGGATATCTTAGAGGAGTTGAACCTTGAGTTGCTGTTGTAAAAGAACAGTTTGTGTAAGACTCGGGTTGAACAACCCAAATGAGCTCCTTTACAGGGTGGTTAAATGTCAAATCAATACGAGCACTAAATCCTGTAATACCCTTATCTTCATTGAACTGACCCTGTTCGATGAGATACTCATGAGACTGCTGAGCCATACGACGACGCTCCTCGGTATCCAGATAGACGTAGTCGCAGTATAGGGCAGCAGAGGCCGGACCAGTTGTTACACCAGAATCTTCAAGATCAAAATAATTACCAGCAATCATTTCAGGACTATTCCACTGAACATTAATTTTTACCTCGTGATACTGAAGAGCAATCAGTGGTAGCGCAGCTCCTGGGCTGCGAGTAAAAAATAGAGGAAGAGGGATGTATAACACGGTAGGAAAGTCTTGAAGAGTGTTTGTGCAAGCAGTGGGGTCCTCAGTGACAAGAACCTTCCCTCTGACGGGGTCGCCATTGGGTGGAGTACACTGTGGTCCGTTTGATATTGAAGCATTAGAATTAGCACCACCCGTCAGCTGGTCAAGCATACTAACCTGAGCAGCGTTGGCTGACAGATCTGACCAAATCTTCATAAACTCACCATACATCTTGTCAACAATCTGGCCTCCAATATCAAGTTCAGCATACTTGATAAGGTTAAATCCACACCGTTTTTGGTCATTGTTAAAAGTTCCTTCAGGAAGCTCAACCTCAACATACGTTGAATAAATTAAGTCAGCATTGCGCCCCAGCATAGCTGTCTGCTTTGTACCCCACGATGGCTGACCGTTAAAATTTACACGGAAAGCCTCCATAGCGAAATTAGTATGACGCTTATAGAGACCTTTGAAGAAGGTAATCTGGGGATTTCCTGAGAGATAGGCATCTTGTGCACCATAAGCGACGAGTTGTAATAAACCACCTCCCATTGTCTTTATATGTTAGTTATAGTCAATTTTTTAATCCTTGTGGTGACGACGCTTTCTGTGAGTGCGACGACGTCTACGACCACCCTCATCACCTCCATGATGCTTCTTCTTGTATGTCTTCTTAGCCTCACGAATAGCATGGAGTAATTTGAATTTGCGTCCTTCCTTTTTTGCCTCCTTCTTCT